CCCAGCCCAAGGGCCGGTGCGTACGCAGATTATTGGCAAAGAAACCACAGAGAAGAAGGACGCCGCCCAGCGCGTCCAAGAAGACATGAATTATCAGTTGACCGATGTGATGGTCGAGTATCGCCCTGAACACGAACGCATGCTGTGGGGGTTGGGCCTCTCAGGAAACGCGTTCAAGAAGGTGTACTACGACCCATCACTCGGTCGTCAGGTTGCTATGTATGTGACCTCGGAAGACGTAGTTGTGCCTTATGGCGCGTCCAGCTTGGAAGTCGCTGAGCGCGTCACCCATGTAATGCGGAAGACCCCGAACGAGCTTAAAAAACTACAAGCGTCGGGCTTTTACCGTGAAGTAGACCTGCCAGACCCCGTCAACACTATGGATGAAATTGAGCAAAAGATTTCAGAACAGCTCGGTTTCCGTGCAGAGACCGACGACCGGTACAAATTACTGGAAATGCACGTAGATTTGGTCATCGAAGACGATGATTATCGCAGTAAAGACGAGAATAAGCTTGAAATAGCTCTCCCCTACGTTGTTACCATAGACAAAGAGACCGAAACGATCCTTTCAATACGCCGGAACTGGAACCCCGATGATAAAAAGAGGCTTAAGCGCAATCACTTCGTACACTACTCGTATGTTCCGGGCTTTGGGTTCTACGCTTTTGGCCTTATTCACCTTATTGGTGCTTTTGCTAAGTCTGGTACCAGTCTTATTCGTCAGCTTGTCGATGCTGGTACTCTATCTAACCTCCCGGGTGGGTTCAAAACTAAGGGATTGCGCGTCAAGGGCGACGACACCCCGATAAGCCCTGCTGAATGGCGCGATGTGGACGTAGCCAGTGGTACAATGCGTGATAATATCATGCCGTTGCCGTATAAAGAGCCGTCACAAGTGCTCTACAGCCTCTTGGGTACTATAGTAGACGAGGGTCGTCGCTTTGCTGGTATGGCAGACATGAAAGTGTCTGATATGTCTGCACAGGCCCCTGTAGGTACCACGCTAGCTATCCTTGAGCGTACATTAAAACTTATGAGTGCCGTACAGGCACGCGTACACTACGCGATGAAGCGTGAGTTCCAGCTACTTAAGGGTATCATACGCGACTACACACCGGATACTTACTCGTACGAGCCAGAAGAAGGCGGGCGTAGGGCTAAGAAGTCTGACTACGACAATGTAGAAGTTATTCCTGTATCTGACCCCAATGCTGCCACTATGGCGCAGAAGATTGTACAGTATCAGGCTGTTATCCAGTTGGCACAGGGCGCGCCGCAAATCTACGACCTGCCCTACCTACACCGCCAAATGCTCGAGGTGCTAGGTATCAAGAACGCGCAGAAGCTCGTACCACTCAAAGATGGTGACGACATGAAGCCGCGTGACCCTGTGTCTGAAAATATGGATGTCATTAACGGTAAGCCCGTCAAGGCGTTTATCTACCAAGATCACGAAGCACATATCACTGTGCACACAAGCGCTATGCAAGACCCTAAGATTATGCAGCTTCTGGGCCAGAACCCCAATGCACAGTCTATGATGAGTGCGATGCAGGCGCATATAGCCGAACACCTTGCGTTCGAATACCGCAAACAGGTTGAAGCACAGGCTGGTGTTCCACTGCCCCCACAAGATGCAGAAATGGATAAAGACACCGAGATTGCTGTCTCGCGTCTGGCCGCACAAGCAGCATCACAACTGCTACAGAAGAACCAAGCCGAAGCCCAGCAACAGCAGAACCAGCAGATGGCTGAAGACCCAATCATCAAGATGCAGCAGGAAGAGCTTGAGATTAAGAAGGGCGAACTCGAGCTTAAGAAGCAAAAGATGCAGCTTGACGCCGCTGAAAAGAACGACCGCCTAGAGCTTGAGCAGATGCGTATCGAGTCGCAAGAAGAGATAGCTGGTCTTCAAGTTGGCGCAAAACTTGCCACTTCTAAAGGTCAAATGGAAGCTAAGCAGGAAGAAGCAGGACTTCGTATGGGCATCGAAATCGCCCGTGAAGCTCTTCAAAGTGAACAACCAGTCCCTAACCAAAATAAACCCAAGGAGTAACAGTGAATATTGACATGTTAAAGCACCTCTCAAACAAGGTGCAAGAAGAACTTAGGGTAATCGAGGCGGACATGGCCATGGGCAATGCTGCTGACTACGGGGCCTATAAGTACGCCTGCGGCATTTATCGTGGTTTGCTGGTGGCGAATAATATAATTGTGGAAACCGCGCAACGAATGGAACAAGACGATGATTGATAGAGAGGACAATACTCTTCCCGACACCCCAGAGATTTTCTTGGCGTCGGATGTAAACAATATTGATGACGCAACAGTTCTACCCGATACTAACGAAAAGAAAGCTAAGCAACTTCCTGACCCTTCAGGCTATCGCATCTTGTGCGCTATCCCAGAAATCGAAGATAGGACCGCTGGCGGTATCTTTAAGTCAGACGCTACCAAGCAGTTTGAAGAACTAACTACCCCAGTGCTTATGGTGCTGAAAATAGGCCCTGACGCCTTCAAAGACGAGAAACGTTTCCCTTCTGGCCCTTGGTGCAAAGAAGGTGACTTCATTCTTACCCGCCCACATGCAGGTAGCCGCGTGAAAATTCACGGGCGTGAGTTCCGCCTCATCAACGACGACAGTGTCGAGGGTGTTGTAGAAGACCCGCGTGGTATCAGCCGCGCATAAACGGCTTTGCCGTACAAGGAGAATGACATGAGTATAGATGATAACGACGACTTTTCGTTTGAAATTGAAGACGATGTAGTTGAGGTAGAAAAGCCCGACATTGAGATTGAAGATGATACCCCGGAAGCAGACCGTGGCCGCGAGCCTATGCCACAGGAACTTGTTGAAGAGTTAGAAGCCGACGAGCTTGAAGACTATTCGGACAAGGTAAAGACCCGTCTTAAGCAGATGAAGAAGGTCTGGCACGACGAACGTCGTGAAAAAGAACGCGAGATGCGCGAGAAGACAGAAGCTCTTTCCGTTGCGCAGCGCGTCCTTGAAGAGAACCGTAGGCTTAAAAGTACACTTGCACAGGGCGAACAGTCCTTGATGGGTAGCTATAGGCAAACAGCAGAGTTCGAAGCTGCAGCAGCTAAGCGTGACTTCGTAGAAGCTTACGAGTCGGGAGACGCAAGTCGTCTAGCAGACGCCCAAGAGAAGCTTACGCAAGTCAACTACCGAATGCAGCAAATAAATAGTTATCAACCTACTTTACAAGAAGAAGGTAATGGTGTAGAAGTACCACAACAGCAGGTACAAGTTCCGCAACCTGACTATAAAACTATGGCGTGGCAAGAGCGCAATACGTGGTATGGTACAGACCCGGAAATGACAGCATCTGCTCTTGGGCTACATCAAAGGCTCATAAATGAACGAGGCCCGCAGTTTGCTGGTACCGACGAATATTGGGGCGCTGTAGACAAAACTATGCGCCGTCGCTTCTCCGAGTACTTCGGGGATGACACAGATAGTGGCGACACTAAACCCAATGCACGCGATCAAAAGGCGTCATCGGTTGTTGCTCCAGCTTCACGTACACGGTCCCCCAAAAAGATTGTGTTGAATAGGTCTCAAGTTTCAATCGCAAAAAAACTTGGCCTTACCAACGAGCAATATGCTCGTGAACTAGTGAAGATGGAGAAGTAAAATGACCGATATTATTGACGCCCTAGAAGGTAAATCGGGTTCGGCCCGTTCCCCTCGTGAGACCCGTGTAGAAGCTGAACGTCCGAAAACATGGCAACCGGCCTCGACCCTGCCAGAACCGGACAAGCAAGCTGGCTACGCATACCGTTGGGTACGTGTATCTACACTGGGTCAAAATGACGCCCGCAACACCTCATCGGCTTTTCGTGAAGGCTGGGAACCAGTACGTATTGAGGAACAACCTAAGTTCCAAAATATAACCGACCCGGATAGCCGCTTTAAGGACAACATTGAAGTCGCAGGTTTGTTGCTTTGCAAGATTCCTACTGAGTTTATGGAACAACGTCGTGCCCACTTTGAGCAGATGACCCAAGCCCAGAATGAGTCCGTGGATAGCAACTTCATGCGCGAGAACGATCCAAGGATGCCGCTCTTTACAGAGCGTAGGTCCAAAACATCGTTTGGTTCAGGCAAATAAATCTTAGGAGTTTAGAAACATGGCATACCCTACTGTTTCGGGACCATATGGTCTCATTCCGATCAATTTGATCGGCGGTCAGGTTTTTGCCAGCGCTACTCGTTCGATTCCGATTACTTCTAACTCTGCAACGTCCATCTTCTTTG